CCTCGCGCGCGACTTGAGGCGAATTGGTTATTTCGCTTGGCGGGACGACAAATCCAGCCGCTTGGGCAGCCCGCACGGCGTCCGCGTCCGCCGCGTTTTTAATTCCTGGTGCAATGAGCTTGCCGATCCCATACTTCGCCGCTTGTAGTGCACTAGGTGCCGCAGCCACGGCAGACCCGGCAGCGCCGAATAACGCACCAGGGACTCGATCTCCAGGAGGGGATGTTGCAGCGCCGAGGGCAGCGCCAGTGCCGATCTGGATCAAAGGTGCGAGTAGGGGGGAAGCCGCCATAGCCGGCGCGGTCAACGCAGAGGCCCCCATTGCAAGCGGCACACCACCGATCATGCCGCCTACAATTTGTGAGATTGGTGAAACATCACGTTGCCAATCACGCGCGGTCGCCTGCGCCTGTTCTCCAATCTTTCCAGGAATCAGACTGGCTGCATTAAGGGTCGGCACCGCCGCCGATTTCGCCAAATCAGCAATACTCTGCCCTGTCGCGCCGACCGCATTTTCCATCTTGTCATACCAGTCCCACCCGGCCCCGGCGCTTGGGGCAGCAGCCTTTGGCGGCGTAGATTTTGGCGCTGCGATCTTGTTGCCCGCAAGGTAAGCGTTCGGGTCAAACCCGCCTGCTGGTGACTTGGCGGACGCCAAATAGGCATCAGGATCAAAGCCCATACTTCTCTTTCAAGTGTCGGGAAATAGCGTCTGCGCGAGGGTCGCTTGGGTTATTTTTAGCCCAATCAAACGCTTGCTGATCTTCTGGGTTCATCGCTCGCGGGCTGTTGCCGCTCTGTGTTTGCTTGGTGAGCGAATCTCGCTGTTGGCGCAGGCTCTTCAAAACGTTTTCGCCTTCCGTTTCGAGTGCTTTTTGCGCCGCCTCTAACTGACCGAGCGTCATATTGCCTGACAACGTTTTCTCTGCGTCTTTCATAGCCGCCACGGAGACACCCCGTGCGCTGGTCGACGCCTGAAGAACCTTCCCGAACTCTTTTTGCACGCCCTTCAAAAACATATCGTAGTACGTGTAGTCCGGGTCGCCCACGCTGCGCATGCGGTTCAACAGCGTGTTAATTGGCGTTGCTGGCCCAAGGCCATACTTTTTAGCGGCACCCAACAACCCCCCAAAGTTTGCATGCAGCGCATCGTACGCAGGCTCAACCGCCGATAGGTTTTTCTGCACTTGCGTCAAAGCGGCGCTGTTTGCTTTAGGAACCGCTGTAGCGTTGGCCGTATCAACCGCTTGTTGCGTTTTGATCGGAGCAACACCAGCAGCGGTGTTAATGGCTTGCTGTGTCTTGATCGGTGCAGTTGCTTCCGCCACTGCCGCCGCCTTCCGAGCATTGCCTTGCAATGCTTCGGGCGCTAGGTCTGGGTACACGCCATAAACCCAAGGTTTCATTGCCGCAGGAATCGTCTGCCCGTTGCGCAGCATGTCAGCGGCTGTTGCCAATTGTTGCGGTGTGTAAGGTGACTGGCCGTTGCCAAATCCAGGATACCGCGCATCAAGGCTTCGCTCGCGCAGCATCAAATTCATGGTCCTGAGAAAATCCGTACTACTCAACCCTGCCTCGCGGATCGCGGCGTCGGCTTGCTTTGTAAGCGTCGGGTTGATCGTGCCCATTGTGAGGGCAAGCTCGCGGTCGCTCATGTTTGGATTCGCCTTGAGCAAATTCGCAGCGGCTCGAGCAGCGAGGTTAATGGGTTGGTTGTTCTGAATGAGCGCCATCATGCGCCCATAAGTTCCAGTTGGGAGCGACGAGCCAGTATCTTGTCCTTGTTGCGCAGGCGGCGGGGGCGGGGCTGCTGCGGGCGTTTGCCCTACACCACGCCGCGCCATGTCGAGCAAGACACTCGCCGCGGCGTTCGGACTCATCTGCTTTGCTTTGAGCGCAGCGGCGACCTGCTCCGGGGTCGAAATGTGCTCAAACTGCTGCTTCGGGCCGAACATAGGGACCGACTCTGCGCCCGGTAGCGGCACGGACTGTATGTTTTGAGGCGAAGTGGGGGACGCCTGCGCTGCGTCTACTGGCGGAAGCGGCTGCTGTGCGCTGTCTTGCCCTGGTGCGGGTGCTGGCGCGGGAGCATAGTTCTGATCGGGCAGCGGGCTGTCTGCAAGGCTTCGGTAAAATCCCCCTGCGCCTTGCGTTGCAGCTAGGTAGTCTTGGAACTTTTGGCTGTCAATCTGACGCGCCAGCGCACTGTTCGCCAGCAAGTTGTCGATCTGCTGCTGGCGTTGCTGGTTAACGAGGTTTTGCTGGTTGGCGTCGTAGGCGCCCCCCAGCATGTTGCCGAACCGCAAATAGCTGCCGATGTTCATTTTTAACCCTTAACCCGTGTAAGCGAGGGGGTCGCCCGACATGATGGTGCCTCCGCTGCTCCCTCCCAAGTTATTGAACCAACCGCCAACAGCATTGCCGATTGGTGCGGCGATTGTTTTACCAAAGGCTTGCGATGCTTGGTCGAGTTGGTTTTGCTGCCCAAGCTGCGCGCTCGGGCTTCCAAGCCCTTGGTAGGTGTTGTAGTCAGAAATCTGTTGCTGGATCGGCACGTTGGCCTGCTGGCCCATCTGCCCAAAACTGTTCATCATTCCGAGCAGCGAGTTTGCCGAGTTCATCTGCGTTTGGTAGGGCATCGCCGCAGATTGGTTCATCAAGTTCACCCCTTGCAGGCCCATTCTTGCCCCCGCCGTGCCCAGTTGCCCCGCAGACTGATCAAGTGCGCCAATCCCACGCGCCCCGGCAAGTTGCCGGTTCAGTAGGTTGTTCTGCCAGTTCTGGTTGAATAGCTGGTTTTGCTGCGCCGCAATCTGCCCGCCAGCCCCGCTCATACCTAACCCTCGCGAGGCAAGGTCTGCGTTGACTTGGTTTGCATTCTGCGATTGTAGGTAGTTGTAAAGCTGGCTTTGCGGGTCGAACGCGGATTGAGCGAGTTGGCTTTGTAGCCACGGAATCTGGCCCATTTGACCGTAAAGTTGGTTCGCCGCGTTGACTGCCTGCGAGCCTTGCTGCATCCCATACTGCGCCGCTTGCTGCGCACCGGAGAGAGCTTGGCCGTAGTAGGGGCTGTTGATCGCCCCGTATACGGTGTTTTGCGCGTCTGGCAACACTTGCTGGTAGGTGTTGTTCCCGCCGATTTGCGGGATCAAATTCAGTTCGTTGCCCGCTGCCACATCCAAGTTTGGCGGAAGGTATGAGCCACCTTGGTAGCCGCCTTGGCTGCTAGACGAACTGCCGCCGCCAAATAGGGCATTTCCAACAACGCCCCCAATAAGAGGCCCCGCGATTGCGCCGATAATAGGCATGTCAGTCTCCTTGTTGGATCATTTCTGTATGACGACTTCGTCAACCTTGGCAGGGTCTGTCTCGTCCGTAGCGTGAATACAAAACCAAACAGAATCTTCGAGCGCCATGATGCCGTGAGAAACCCCCGCGCGGATGGTCACGGCAACCGGGGCGCGATACAGTTGCCGTCCTTCGGGCGTCTCCAGCACTACCGCGCCCTGCGCTAAAATGCTCAAGTGGTCATACTTGTGCTTGTGCGTCAACGCAATTGACCCTTTCGGTAGGAGCATCTGCTTTGCGTAGACTCCCGACGAAAAGTGATGGATCGTGTCCCGATCGATTTGTTCCTTGAGTGAGATCATGGGTTTAAGCTCCGTGCAATTTTTTCTCCAGACCTGCCCACAATATACCCGCCTACGCCGATTTTTAACAGTGCCCACATATCTGGCGGCAGCGTCAAGGGCGGTTCGGTCACTCCAAACCACTGCGCAACAGGCAACACAAGGTAGTTCACAACGATGATCGCTGTAAACGACAACATCAGGATAGGCCGCCAGTTCGCCGCGAGCCAGGACTCTGACTTCGCTTCGGCCTGAATGTCGCCCGCCTGGGCGTTGACGACCGCAGCCTCATAATCCAGATTCATCTTGGCGAGGACTTCTTCGTGCTCCGCCTGAAGCTGAATGATTTTGGCCGCGTTGGTCGGGTCTGCGGCGATGGCGGCATTCACCGACGCGGGGTCATTGTTCGTCCCAAGCGCCGAAGCGATCAGGCTGCCCACTACGGCACCCGCAGGGCCGCCAAGCGCCGTGCCGAGAATCGGCGCAACGCGGCCAACTGCGCGTCCAACATCTGCCCATGTTAGGCTCATCGTTGCGCTCCTAGTAAAAGATTGCGTGCAATCCGGTTCGCCCACCCACGCCCGAATGTCTGCCACGAACTAAGCGATGTCAAGTAACTTAGCCGGTAGCTATTGAACCGCATGACGACTTGCAACGGGTCGGCAGCGCTCACGGCGGCAATCGTTACAGGGCCAATGATGCCGTCCTCCGGCACGCCGACTGCTTTTTGTAGCCATAGGGCTGGCTGGCCGCCATTATACGCCGCATCAAACACTTGGAACGCAATGCGCGGATCGAAGCTATCGCACGAGTAGGTGTCCCAGTATTTCGCCTTGGCGATAGCCTTCGCCATCTCCAACGGCAAATCCTTCATCGCGCCTGTGTAGCCATACGCACGCGCTACGCGTTGCGTGATGCCCCACATCGTCTCGCCGCCAGGGTCGGCGGGGTTGTTGCTATAGCCCCCCTCGTTGCCGATGAGGGCGGTAAACGCATCGTCGAAGGTCGACATATCAATTCCAAATAAAAACGAGCGCCGCTGGAAATGGCTCGCCCTCATCGACTCCACTACCAAGCCCTACAATTCCAGAGTCTTGCGGTAGGCCGCCTTGCGTGCCTTTTGCATACGCCGCGCCGTCCAGCAACGACAACAGTGTTTGGCTCCCACGCTGAACAGTGACGTTTGGCGAGATAGATACTGTCAGCATGTCGCCAGCAACGACAGGCAACTGTTGCCGTGACGTTTGCCGCCCTGCTGCGCCATAAGGTGAACCGCCCGCAGCCGTTGCGCTCACGAGGAAGTAATTGGAATACGCCGGGACGGCGAACGTACTGGACTGCGTATAGACCGCTATGTTCGCTTGCGGCGGGGGTGACGAAGTATAGAACTGCGGTGTCGCAGCTTGTTGCGCAGCGTATAAGTATGCCGCGTTCAGTGTGCTGTAGCCGGAGTTGATGGACGCAATTTGAACGTCAGCGCCGTTGACTTGTACCGCCGTAATAACAATAGGCTGACTAGTAACAACCAGCGCGGATTGCGTATCCGTGTCGTCCACCTGCACCGCAACAACGCTGATGCCGAGAACTCCGCTTGTAACCTGCGTGTCTGCGGCGTCCGCCTGAGCAGCCTGGGCGGACACAGGCAGCGTGCCGGACGCGACCTGAGCGTCTGCGGCGTCCGCCTGAGCAGCCTGGGCGACGACAGTCAGCGTGCCGGACGCGACCTGAGCGTCTGCGGCGTCAGCCTGAGCGGCCTGGGCGACGACGGTCAGCGTGCCGGACGCGGCCTGAGCGTCTGCGGCGTCAGTCTGAGCGGCCTGGGCGACGACAGTCGGCGTGCCGGACGCGACCTGAGCGTCTGCGGCGTCAGCCTGAGCGGCCTGGGCGACGACGGTCAGCGTGCCGGACGCGGCCTGAGCGTCTGCGGCGTCAGTCTGAGCGGCCTGGGCGACGACAGTCAGCGTGCCGGACGCGACCTGAGCGTCTGCGGCGTCAGTCTGAGCGGCCTGGGCGACGACAGTCAGCGTGCCGGACGCGGCCTGAGCGTCTGCGGCGTCAGTCTGAGCGGCCTGGGCAGATGCAGGCACTGTGCCGGACGCGGCCTGAACGTCTGCGGCGTCAGTCTGAGCAGCCTGGGCAGATGCAGGCACTGTGCCGGACGCGGCCTGAACGTCTGCGGCGTCAGTCTGAGCAGCGGCTGCGGAAACGCCGCTGCCGGCCGCGCCGAATATCCACGCGCCCCAAACCTGCGCCTCTGTTTTGTCTAGGTCGCCCCAGTCAATGCGCGCGTAGATCTGCGCGGCGCTGCGTTTGATGTACCGCGCATTGAGCCAGCCGTTGATCTGCGCGGCAGCGGTCATGGGTCAACCTTGCGAGTACACCACGTGCCCACTGATGTTGCTTGCCGTCGTGGTAGACGGCACGAACAGCAAAAACGGCACGCTGCCGTCGTACATGCGCGGCATTCCAGAGGTTATCGCGTCGATGGCCGCCGGTACGTTGGCAGACGTGATCTCAAGCCGCGCAATCTCGCGGTATGCGACAAGCGATGCGGCCCCAGAAGTCCAGGTTGCAGAGAGCGTGAAAGTCTGTACCGACTGCACGCCGGTATCTCCAGCGGCCAGGCCCATCGGATAAAACGCCCCGATGGCGGACGATGCTACGCCGGTCAGGATGCCTGTGCCTGTCTGACCAGCCGTGCCAGCCGGATTGGTGTAACTCATCGTGAATACGGGCGTGCCCGATCCGGTCGCTGTCGTCACCTCAAGGCCGATCAGAACCTGAGTGCCGCTGACGGCACCGTTGGCATCGCGTGCGGGCCACGCCGCCGAGTTGATATTCTGCGCGGTCGTTGCAGTCAGGTTCAGGCCAGAGTTGTGCCAAAGCCGGTCGCACAAGATGAGCGTGCCAGCGACGGATGCCTGGGCCTGAAATCGCGCCAGGTAAACGTTCTTGCCAGCGACTGCGGCGGGGAATGGGATTTGACCGCCATAGCTGGTGAGCGCAGCGCCCGACATGCCAGAAGCCGGCGCAACAGCCGCCCCAGGAGCACCTGCGAGGTAGAACAAGCTCTGCGGGCGACCCGCGACCAGCGTGGGCGTAGCGGCCTTTGCGATGGACGCGGGCGGCTGCATCCCCGCCAGCAGTTGATCGAGCGTGGTGATTGCCATGACCGGCCCCGATTACGCACCGTAAGCCGTAATTGTCCAGCTTGTAACGCTGACCGGTTGGCCTGACGTGATGGATGTCGTAGTCAGGTTCAAATCCGCGCCGCTGGTGCTACAAACGCCTTGGCTGACGCACGTTGTGCCCGCCGCAGAAGTGCAAAGACGATAGTAGCCTGCGGTGCCAGACGCAGCGGCGTTTGTGGTTGTAAACGCATTGAACGTCAGAACGCCGTTCGACACCGTTCCTGGTGTTGACGACATAGGCAACGACACGAGCAGTGTGCCTGTGGCAGCCGTTGCGCAGTTAGCTGGCGGCGAGCCAGTGTAGATCAGCAGATAGCCTGTAGACCCCAATTGCGTGACCAAATCGGTCATGGCATTGGTGCGGTGTGTGGTTGAGTATTGAACGGCCATGTTAACTCCTAGTTGTTGCGCCAGTGTAATCAGAACGAGTAAAGGAGCATGAGGACAGTTTGCCCCTTCCAAAGGGGAGGCCAGGGGTCGTTGCCGTGGCCTTTGAACCCGTGCTTGTCGCTATAGTAAGACAAAGCAACGGAAACCTGCTTATGCCTAAGGGTTAGCCCCACCATGTGCCCAAGCGCCCATTGTGACTGGCTAACATTGATCGGCGAAATTGGCCCGGTTTGCGCGAACACACCGGGCGGGGTTTCCGCCGAGGGATACCAGTTTGGGACTGCAAGGCTCCATGTAGAGTGGTAGAGGAACGGCCCTGCCTGCACACCGAATTGCCACTCCCCTCGCGTATGCGCTTGCAGGGTTGCTGCAACGCCATAGGCCGAGCCAGACCCCATGTAGTGCGCCAAGGGGAGCGCGTTGCCTCGGTAGCCTGAACCGGAATAATTCGCATCGTTCGGCGTATCCCATGAGTCGACAGAGTAAGACCCGAGGGATACCGCGTTGACGTGCCAAGCAACGTTCGGAGTCAGGTCGTCTGTCACGCCGATCAAGAGCACAGGTGAGCGCAGGCTAAGGGAATGCGGGAAACCTTCTTGATACCAGACCCCATTTTCCTGCGGGATGGCTCGTGCAGCCCCTGCGCCAACTTCAACATCGACGGCGTGTGCAGCCGCCGAAGCCAGCAACAAAGCGAAGGCAACAGAGAGCAGCTTGGTCATAGCTAACGCCCCAACAGCAGTGTTTGGGTCAACATAGACTCGACTTGCTTGAAGTCTTGCGTCTGTTGTGCAAGCGCAAGCTGCGTGCCCACCTTGCGGATGTGCGGCAAAATCTTGGCCGAAAAGTCTGGGTGCTGACGCATAGTGGCGATCTGGTCGTGGCTAATGCCGATTGCATTAGCGAGCAGCATGTTTTCGGCGCGGGACTTTAGTTCTTCGGCCCACTCGTCTCGCTGCATGGCCTGCTCCATCTTGAGGATGTCAGCGTCCCAGTGTTTGCACATGGGTTTGAGTTCTTCGAGCATGGCGTTGATCTCTTGCAGTTCTCGCTTTGCGCCCTCCAGGTTAAGCTCGAAGTTCTTGCGAGCCGCCTTCAGCTTAACGAGTTCAGCCTGGGCGCGCAAACGATCCGGCTCAGATGCGGCAGAGGCGACCTTCTCTTGCAACTCTATCTCGCTTGCTTTTTGCTCAAGGAGACTCGCTTCGCCTGCCGCTACGTCCATTTCAACTTGTTCGCCTTGCGCGTACAAAAGGCAGAACGCTGCATCTGGCGTGTAGCAAGACCCAACAAGGAAGTGCCGAAGGGCGAAAGAAGAGTGCTTCCGATGATTGTTGACAAGCATTACCAGTTTACTCCGGGGTTAGGCGAACAGGCAGCCAAACTATACGCCGCGTAGCTCAAGTTCCCGCCAGCAGCGGCGGTGTTCGAGGAATACGTGTAAACGGATGTAGTATTAAATGGGCTGGAGCCGGTATACCCTCCGCCAAAGACGCCGAGCGTGCTGTTGCCTGCGGCAGCTAAATAATACGCCGAGTAGCTCAAGTTCCCGCCAGCAGCAGCGGTGTTCGAGGAATACGTGTAAACGGATGTAGTGTTTTTAGCGCCCCCGTTATTCCCGCCGCCAAAAACGCCGAGCGTGCTGTTGCCTGCGGCGGCCAAACCATACGCTGCGTAGCTCAAGTTCCCGCCAGCAGCGGCGGTGTTTGAGGAATAGGTGTAAACGGATGTAGTGCTGACAGGGCCGCTGCCGCCACCAAAGACGCCGAGCGTACTGTTGCCTGCGGCGGCTAAACTAGACGCTGCGTAGCTCAAGTTCCCGCCAGCAACAGCGGTGTTCGAGGAATAGGTGTAAACGGATGTAGTGCTGACAGGGCCAGCACCGCCACCAAATACGCCAAGCGTGCTGTTGCCTGCAGCAGCCAAACCATACACTGCATAGCTCAAGTTCCCGCCAGCAACAGCGGTGTTTGAGGAATAGGTGTAAACGGATGTAGTGCTGACAGGGCCGCTGCCGCCACCAAAGACGCCGAGCGTACTGTTGCCTGCGGCGGCTAAACTAGACGCTGCGTAGCTCAAGTTCCCGCCAGCAACAGCGGTGTTCGAGGAATAGGTGTAAACGGATGTAGTGTTTTTATCGCCCCCGTTATACCCGCCGCCAAACAGAGCAAACGTTCCAACCTTTACACTTTGGCTACTCCGCAGCCCCCAAGGAATTGAAATCAGCATTTCTTTTCCTTAGTAGGTTAGGAACAATGAAATTGCCACGTTCGCCAGCGTTGTATCTGCCGAGCTACCAACCTGCACATACATTGCTTCGCCGGGGTTGAATGTCACTGCCGCGCCGGAGGTTGTGGAGAACGTTCCAGACGACGCACCTGCTGCAAAAGTAATTGTTCCGACCGTAGTCAAGGTAGTCGAGCCAACAGCTTTCTTCAGGACGTTGATTGTTTGTGCGGCGGTCGCCGTGGCTGTGGCAACTGCGTAGCTACCGACACCATTCCCCGGCAACGTAACCGCTACGCCAGAGCCATTGACCTGCATTGCGTTAACATAGACTCCAATGTAGGCACTACTAGTCAACGTGCCCGCAGCCCCTGCCTCAACAATTAGATTCCGCTGTTGGTAACGACTATCAGCTTGCCCAAGGTTTAGTGCGTGCGCGCTAGTCACCGCGTTGGGCACCAAAACCCCACTGTTACTTGTCAGGTCAAGCGGGTTTGTGTTTGCTCGAACAAATGGGCCGTTTGGCCCTTCGCCTACAGAAAGAACACGCGAGTCAGACGAACTAAACGACACCCCTGTCGTCGGCGTTGACGTTGCCAACAACACGACTTGGTTTGTGTCGTAGTTAGCAGGTAACGAAGAAATGGGTTGTGTAACAGGCAAACTACTGCCGCTGTTACCTATCAGAGTTTGGACTTGACCGAGGTTGACCGCTTGCCCGTTTGACACCGCATTGGGCACACTGACCGGTTGAGTAAAGACCGGAGCAACACTTTGAAACACTAACAAAGAGCCGCCAGTAATGTCGTACTCACCGTTGCCACGCGATGTAAGCTCAATCCAGCCACCATCAGAGACAGTGACTGTCGTCGGGCCGGAACTAGGGGTTAACCCTAATGCTGGAGAGTAAATATACTGGTTGCCGTTGCTAGCAACAGAAAACGGCCCCCCAAACCCGAACAGCACAACTTTGCTTCCTGCTGGCGGGTTCGTTGCTGGAAGCGTAGCTGTCGCGTTTTGCTGAACTTGAACCGCGCCGCCCCAACAAGTAGACGGCAACGTTCCGGTTGCAAAAGAAGCAATGACTTGGTTGTAGCTGCCAAGCTGAGAAAGGTTGACCGCTTGATTTGACGACGTTGCGTTTGCTACTGCAAATACTTGCGCAGGGTCGCCGTTAAGCGCCGCATAGTTTCCAGCCGGGGCGTACAAAGAGTTAGCTTGCCCCAAGTTTACTGCCTGACCGGGGTCAACTGCAGGGGCCACAAAGAAAGGCTGCGACGGGTTGCCACCCGCAGCGAGGACGTTAGCGTTTATGTCTTCAACAAGCTGGATGAAATTTTTTGTGATCGCGCTTGCGTCGATATACTCGCCAACTTGTATGTTGTAAGGGACTGGACGAACAACACCCATGACAAATCCTTAACTGTTGCGGCCAATCAAAAGACGCTTCACGATAGATTGAAGCGCAGAAGTGCCCAAACTTGCAAGCATGGCGGCGAACGCAAACTCGGCCATACGCGGCATCTGAGGGAACCACGTTAGCAGTGCCGGGGCGATTGACGCCAGCCCTGCTGACACGAGCGCGCGCCCAACAACGATACGCCAGGATAGCCGCTCGGCAGAGTCGAGAAGTTGTCCTAGCCCGATCAACGCGCCGAGGACGGACGACCAAGCAAAAAACGAGAAATCAATCTTGTCGTGATCCATAGCGGCGTCTTAGGTAGCGTCGGAAAGCGATCTCGCCCACAATAAAGACCACCGCCACAGCAAGAACATCCAGCAAGTCGAGGATCATTTTGCCCACCGCTTTGCTTTCTCTAGCCTTGCCATAGGAATTTTCTCGTTCTTCGGGACGGGGGGCGTCTTGTGCAGCTTGCCCTTGTTGGCAGGGTTGATTTTAGCCCCAGACTTGCTCATTGGCTACCTCCTTTAGATCGGCCCCTCGATCGCCATCCAGCTTGCCGGAGAGGTTTGATAAACCGTCGCCTGCGCAGGTGCTTCGCCACCGACGTAGACAACGTCTCCTGAGTTCAAGTGAATGACCGCTGTCGCCTGAATAATGACGCCCGCTAGCGCGGATGGTGTGTACGCTGAGTTTGCGGCAACGACGGGCGTCGCGCCGTTTACTGCGACACCAACATAAATGTACCCCGCACCAGCCGCACTCACTTGAAGGCTTATGTACGCTCGATAGTAACCGGGCAGCGAAACTTTTACGCCTCCATTATACGGTGATAGCGACGTCCCATAAGAGTCCGTCTTCTGCATAGGAACGATGGACGGCGAAGAAGAAAGCGTTGGGGACGACGAAGGAACAAGATACATCTGGTTCGGCGGGAACGCTGGCACCGGAACGTAATCTGGCACGCTGCCCCACCAACAGCCAAGGTCTACAAATTGCGTCTGAGAGTCCCCATTAAGGAATGGTCTAGATGAACTTGGAGAATAGCTCCCGTAGTTCTGAAACGAGCAACCAATCAAGATAATCGTGTTAGGGCCTTGCGAAACAATGTTGTTTCGTGTGTAGTTCGTGCTACTAACACGGTTGAAATTGCACCCTTGGATGATGTGCGTCATCCTTTGAGTGCCAGTGTTTACAATCTTGATGTCTGCATCGCCGTTGTTTAGCTCGAAGTAGACGTTCTTAATCGATACGCCGTTCGCCCCTTCTACGCTGGTGACGGTGATGTTTAGACCGGCAGTTCCAGAAACGCCCATCACGCCGTTGTTGCTTACTTGGCCACCTTCAATCGTCAGGTTAGCTGCGTTATCTGTCACCAGCAAGCCGTTGGCAGTATTTCGATCAAGAATGACGTCTTGAAAAGTCGAAGCGTTCAGATGTGTAAAGCCGTTCGTCCCTTTGGTGCTAACAATGCCGTTGACGTTGCCTTCAAAAAGGCACTTGCGCAGGGTTAAGTATTCAACACTGTTGAGGTACAACCCGGTGTTCAGTTGCTCGAACCGCAGATTTTCGAGCGTTTGCATTTCAACAACGTCAAGGAACATTCCATTGACGTTGTTAATGTTGTTTCTTCCGCTAATGCAGAAGTCGCGATACCACACCTCCATAACCGACGTCGCTTCGGTTGAAGATGCTTGGATTGCATACATCCCTGTCGTCGTTGGGCAAAAGATGCTATTCTGCGGGCCCGCACCGTAAATAGCTCCGGGCATCGGCTCGCCGTCAAATGCGTACATGCCGCCATTTGCATAGCTTAAGTGCAACGCCCCTACGCCAGTCGTCCCAGACAGCTTGTATTTTCCTGCCTCGACCTTCCAGTTTGTCCCAATGCGCGCAACAAGTCTTTGCAATGCGGCAGTGTCGTCGGCGATGTTGTCCCCAACAGCCCCTTCCGTTGCCTTTGCGGAGGGGTCAATCGCCCCTAGGCCCCCACCGCCCCCGCCCCCTCCAACGATAAGCTGCTGAACTTGGTTCAAAGGAACCGCAGCAGACGACACCGTTGCAGGAGCGACAAGAAACTGTTGCGAAGCATTACCGCCTACAGGAGCGGCGTTTGCGTTCACGTCTTGAACGATCTGCGCAAAATTGGCCTGCACCGGAGTTGCATCTACCGGGTTGCCGTTTTGGATCGTATAGACTAGAGGGTTAATGATAGCCATCAGTTTGCTCCAATGTATCGAAGTGCCTCATAGCGGAAATTAACCCGCCCCAAGCGCAAATACGGGCCGCCGTTTCCAAAAAGGACGATTTGACACGTCTGAAAAACGAGCGGAGCAGAAAAATACAACGGCGAGATTGTGGAGTTGTAGGGAAACGCGCCCCACACAACATTTGCCGCGCCCCAGACAAGCCCAAGATCGCCCCATTTGACTGGAGCAGCTATGGAACTCAGTGTTGCTTGGTTGATAAGCTGCCCTTGGTCGTCTAACACTTGTATAGTGTATGGCTGTAGCCCATTTACTGCTGCAACCGTCATTTCGACTGACGACTTTTCAGCCATCGGCGGGTCTGGGTCAATCAAGCTGCTGGTCATGTTGACAGTCAGCGCCACACCGTTTTCAACAAAAACGTCTGTTGGGGAAGTATAGACGTTGCTCTGAAACAGCTTTGCACCGACGCTGTTGACCGCAACGATGAACGAGTTGTCGAGTGGGGTAATCACGTCCGCGGGGAACGTGTGTGGGCCATTCCACTTGCCGACCTTGAGGGGGAACCAATACTCGAACCGACCAAGCACGTCCGTTGTCGTCACCGTATCGAGCGAAATACGATACGTATCAGCACTGTAGGCCGCGCAGGCGCGTGTTGGCTGGGTGCAGTTGAAGAACGGATATACCACGTCAGGGTTTGGCTCCGTCACAGCCATACTCAGCGTCGGGATGGTGCGAACCCCGTCCGCTGCCATGAACATGATCCCCGCAGGAGTCGGAACCGCTGTGCGCGGCGCGGAACAACCGACACTGGCGGTGATCTGGTTCAGCGCAAGGTTGCCTCCGGTCGTTGACCCACCATAGTTCCAGTCGCCGGTAATCTGCCAAATCGAGTTTGCCTTGAACGCGATCAGCGCAGACAAAATACCTTGCGTTGCAGTTGAAATGCCTTGCGGCACAAACACAGTGATCGGCTCGGTGCTTGCGCCAAGCGTCAATACTTGCCCCGCGTTGGTCTGCCGCAACGGGAGAAGCGAGTCACTGAAGTAGGCTTGGTTGCCCACTGCGTACCATGCACGCCCATAAAACTGCGCAACAGACGTCGGTACATCATTCAGCACGGCGGTCATGCCGTTCATCATGTTGCCCGTGCTGTAGGCCAGCGTCGTCAGGTCAATCGTCCCAATTGGGCCGCTGGACAGCGTGTAGCCTGGATGCGTGATGACGATGTAGTTTCCGACAACCGCCATGCAAGGGGGTGTCCACGCGCCACTCGTGCCTTGCGTTATAGGAACATGGTTGCCGGTCACACCGCTAATGGGCACAAACGCATTAGTTGCCGTGTCGTAGCAAAACGGCTGGTCAAACCCAAGGTAAATCCCGCTGGCAACCATGCCAAAGACGCGCGTGCCAACGGAAAGCATGACAGACACAACGCCGGGCGACGTAAACCCGCTGAACGTTGTGATAACCGTGCTGGCAGGGCGCGGGGCCAGCATACTGTTGCTGACCGGATCGTGAATCAGGTTCGTCAGCAGTTTGCAAGCGCCGGGGAACGCCAGCTTGCCATCCCGCGCATCAGATAGACCTACCGGCCGCCACTGGTAGATTGCCGGGTTGCGGAGCATTTAGAACCCCGTGATCTTAGACGGCGACAGTCGGCCTGACCCGGGCGCAAACGAATTGCCAAGCTGGACAGTGCGAGCGTGGTTCTCACGATCGCCTTGCATCTTCAAGAATGCCTGTAGCTTGTTCTGCGCCTCAGCCGAATATTGAGGCTGGCGCGTGTCATCGGTCAAGCGCATCATGTCTGCGGCCAACGCCGTGAGCAAGTAGTCGCTGTCCGGGAACCAAGGAACAACATTGGACGTTGCAGGGTTAGCAATATCGGACGGCTGACTCCAATACCGCAGCGTGAACGCAATCGTGCTGTTCAGCATAGGGTACAAGTGCAGCGTCCCAGTCGCCGGATTGCTTGCCCACATCGTCGGATGTGCCATTGCGACAGAGCCGACGTTGATCCGGTCGTAATCAGGCAAGCTAATCTGCCGCATCGTCTGCGGCAGACCGCCAAGGTAATACCACAGTTCGTGCCCGCGAACGTAGTCCGCAGGGAGCGCATAAACCTGAACGCCAGCGGGCACCGAGAACTGGGCCGTGTTGAGCAACACGTCCAGGTCATAAGTGCGCGCCAGCGTTGCAAGGCGCATATTGAGCAGATCACCCGCCTGCGCGGTGTACCCAGGCGCTTTTGCAATCTGCAAAGCGTAAGTAATGATCTGCTGCGCCGTAAGCATTAGACTGCCTTAGCCCGTGTTTCTTCGAGCTGTTTGACACCGCGCTCGTAGTCGAGCGACAGTTCCTCGATCTTCGCCTTGAGCCGCTCAGAAAAGTCGTCGCCGTCCTTGTTCTTCTTGAGGTACTGGCGCAAATCCAGTTCGGCGTTACGGATTGTTGCTTCTTTCTCGATCAGCATTGCCTCAAGCATCTTGACTTCGTTCTTCGCGCGTTGCCTCTCGGCCACAGCGCGGAAGCGGTCGATTTCAGCGTTGATCGCTTCAGCCGACACACCGATCGGAAAGTTCCCGTTGAAGGTGACGCTCATCCCGTCTGCGACAGTTGCCGCAAACTGATAGACATACCCAACGTTGCTGTTTTCACTCATGGATTAACCCCTCAGGCTAAATTCGCGTTGACGACGATATGCATCGAATGGTTTGCGCTGGCCGCGGACTTCTTGTTCGTGCGCCCAAGCGCGGCTCATGATATCACGCATCGACGCAGCCTGCGCCTTCGTAACCTTGTAAGACGCACCTTGTTGAAAATGTCGCCCGTCGATCGAGAGGTGGCTGCTATGCGGGGGAAGGTCGATGAACACCTCTTCGTACTCGACTTCGACCTCGGCCGGCTTGTCATCTTTTTTAGCCTTGGCGGCTGCCGCTGCTTCGCGGATTTGTGCTTCAAGTTTGTCGTTCATGCTTGCTCCAAAGAAACTGACGGGGCGCTTAGCCCCGTCAGGTTAACCATTAACCAAAGGTGGGCGAGAAGGCCGATCCCGACTCGATGCGCATGAAGAACTGGTTGTTCATGATCATCGTGCCGTAAAAGACCTTCCAGGATACCACGCGGGTTTGGTTCTGCGGGTCAAACTTGTCCGCGCCGGTCAGGTAGAACGTCTTGAGCGAGTCAAGTTCGACTTGCGCGAACGATTCCTTACCAAAGATGAAGGTAGGATAGACCGTCACACCGTTTGCAGGGGCCGCAGGCGCGGTTTGCGACACGCCAAGGCCCGTGATGACAACTGTCGATCCGGGGGCGATTTGCGTCGCGTTGCCAGACAGCGGGCCAGACGTTGGGCCGGAAGCAGACAAGCCAAGGTTCGACGGGGGAGACGACGTGCCAACATACACGTTGTAGGTGTAGCCTGCCGTGCTCGGCACCGTGACACTGATGGATCCGGTCGGCCCCGTCACGCTGATGCCCGTAGACGGCTGGTAGATCACCTTCTCGTAGTTGGTGTTGATGTCCGAGGCCGTGACCTGGATGTAGTAAGTGTTCGTCGCCAGCGAACCCGCAGTGCCTGCCGTGCCGGAGACAGCCGCCGCGCCCGTCCACGCCGGGACAAGGTTGGAGCGGGTAAACCGCACACCAGACCACTGGCCGATCTCGTTGTTGTACAGCTTGCCAACGTCGCTGTATTGCCATGCAGTCACAACAGTCGAGTTCTCGCGCAAGTCTTGCTCGACCAGCGGGTGAATGACGGCCACGTAGTGCGGAGCAGTCGCGGCAGTGACGCCCTTGGAGCCTGCGGCAGGCTTCATCTTGATGTCCGTCTCGCTGCCGCCCATGTAATACCGCGCGCCGTTGGTGAACAGCGTGCCCATTGCACGGTTAAGCTCGTGCGGGGTCAGAACAGAACTGTTCGTCAGACTAGCGCGTGCGCCAACAGCGCCAACGTAGTTAACCTGCGTGCCGCCCATGATCGCGTTGAACGTATTGCGCTCAATGGTTTCCGTCGCCTGCAAACCGATCAGTTCCACGGCCTTCTTAAAGACCGGGTGATGGATGGTCAGTTCAGCAACGTCCGTGATGCGGATCAGGTCGCCCCACTGCGCCACGGTGCCGGTTACTTGCGTAATCGTCATCGTCTCGCCAGCGGAGGGCACGCCTTCCGACAAAGTGGTGTAGGGCAGGGGAACGCGCTCGTAACGGAACGCGTAGTAGGTCGTGCCCATGCCTTTCGGCAGGTCAACTCGCTCCGCAAGCTGAGACACAACGATTTGACGCTGAGTCAACTCCAGCGTCTTTTTCTGAATGTATTTGCCTACGTCTGCGGCAAAGTTGGCAGCATTATTGGTAGCCATGATGCAAAATCCTTAAAAAGTCATCCGAGAGAGGCGTTCTTCCAAGTCTGCATCGTCATCCGGTGCGCCTGGGGCAGCATTGCCACGGGCACGTAGCGGCTTGGACGTAGATTTAGAAGCGGCTTTAGTGGCTTTGGCGATAGACGCCGGAGCCTTGGTGAGCACATCTTCTCCGACCAAAAATTTCAAAATCGATTCGCGGGGGGCAGTCTGGCCTTTTGCGCGCATCTGCAACAGCGTCTGCTCAACCCGATCGGCATATTTGCCAACCATCGGGTTCTGCATCGCACGCTGTTGGAACGCAATCTTGTCCATCATGTCCTGCTGGCTGAACTGCTGTTGCTGCATTTCGCGCTGCATTTGCTCCATACGCTGTTGGAGCAGATACGCTTGGCGTTCGGCAGGGTCGAGTGCTTCAAGGTATTGCTGCTGCCGGGCTTGTTCCAGCGCATTGCGCTGTTGTTCAAGCTGTTGCAGCAATAGTTGGCGTTCTCGTTCTGCCGATTCGCGCGCTTGACGCTCGCGTTGCAATTCCTCCTGTTGTCGTCGAATCCGGTCTTGCGCTCTTGAAGAATGACTTACTTGCGCGGCTTGCGCGGCGCGAGCAGCTTCGGCAATGGCTTCGTCGTCGGCGTCTTCACTTCCATCTTGGCTGACGACTTCGGCATCTTCATCAGCGCCTTGCTGTGCGTCGCCATTTTCGTCACCGCCGGGAGTGATTTTCTCCGTGTCGAGTTCATCCAAGCCACCTTCAAATTCTGGATCGTCGTTCATGCTTACCTCTAGTGTGCTTACGGCCACAAGTCGAACAACGTCTTACGGACGTTAATCGAAGATGCGCAAATGCTACATCAAACCAAACAAATTGCAACACTTCACGCTTTATCTTCTGGGTGCGTGTCGTTTGCAGGTGCCTCGGGGGCAGGCGCGGGCGCGGGTTTTTCGCCAAGAAGCTCTTTAACGCGCGCTTCCAACTCGGCCACACGCGCCTCCAACGCTATAACGCGCGGATGCAAATGGTCGTAGATGAACTTCTCAATTGCAGTCAACATGGACATAACAGTCTCCTAGGTGAGTTACATTTTCCGGGGCATAACCCCCGGCGCGTGCATCTGGTCGGGATGAACCGCACCAGGTGGTTGCTGCGCCGCACCGCGCGGACCAACAGCTTGCCCGCCCATGCGCGGAGTGCCGGGCACGCCCGGCCCCGCGCCGCCAGGAACCCCTGGAGCGCCTTGCGGGGCTTGGGCGGCGGCCTTCTGCTGCATCTGGCGATTGTGAAGCTGAATATGCGATGCAATCTGGTGCGTCGGGTCGCCGGTCTGCATGGCGGCCATGTGGTGCATCTGAATATGCTCGGCGTCGTTGTCCATCGGGCTTGGAACAACCGGCATATTCTGAACCAGCATCTCGTTCTCCAGGCGCGGGTCGATACTCAACGTTTCGCGCGGCGTCTTGAGAATACGGCTCGCCAACCTAGGGCCAAACACAGTGTCGGTCAGCACGTCCAGGATCGGCCCAACGTCGAGCGTGCGTCCGCCGAGTTGCGCTGGCGGAATCCCACGCAACACGTTCATCGCAGCGATCATCTGCTGAACGTTTTGCGCATTCTGCATTCGCTGCACGCCATTCCACACGAACCGATACCGCGTCCCCCATTGCACCGGGGGCACGCGCTCCAGTTCTGCCTCGTAACCTAGCTCGCCAAAGTGCTCGATGCTGGCGTCTTTGTCACGGAACTGCTGGTCATACTCAAAAATCCGCTCGACCAGCGGCGTCAGGACGAACGACTCCAGCACGCGAACGGCGTCGCTGATCCCTTCTATCGTCACTTGCTGTTCCAGCGCCACTTGCGCCTGCGTTGGCTTGCGTGACGGCGATCCGCCCATCGGCATCATGGCCGGGTTAAGCCCGAAGCTCTCTTGAATCTGCGATTTTGTAGCCGCAACCAATTGCAAAGCGTCCTGCCACAGCTTCGGGAATTGCAAAATCTGCGTGTCCTGCGGGCTGGTTTCCCACACGGCGGCCATTTCCAGCACCATTGACCCCACGCGAGGGTTGCGCTCCGGGTTCGTCATGACAATAGGCGCAAGGGCATACTGCGCCGCGTCCATGCCCATGTTGACCGCATCGTTCGCCTGATACTGCAACTGGGAAACAGCTTTGATCGGGCTGACACCCCAAAAACTCCCCGGCAGTTTCTTGACGGGCGCCGAAATAATGGGCGGGCGTTGCCCCCAAAACGGGTTTTTCTTGATAGTCAGAAAGTCGTCAGGCCCGAAGGCGACAAAGTAACAAGGCGTGTATTCCCCGTCAATCTTCAGGTTGCACCACACCTGATGCAGCATCAAGTGTTTTGTGCCCTTGTCGCTCTTAACCCCGGCCTCCTTGGCCTGCCGCTTAGGGTCGTCAGGATGGTTAGGGTTCTCCTTGCGATCCGACGAGACGGAGAATAGATCCATCGCCCGCTTGTATTGCTTCGACGAGAACTGATCCTTGCGCTCACGCAGCCAAGATTTAGTCGCGCGCAAAGTGACGGCCACCACGTCCGCGTCGTCAATGTTGTCTACCGTTGCCGGGATGACCGCCAAGTCTTGATCGGCAATCA